CTTTTATAGCTCTTCTCCAGAGCCGTTTAGATTCTGAACTTGTCATTGTTATTAGGTTTTGTAAGTAATGGTTAGGGCTAGGTAGTAAAGGTGTCATGCTTTTTTAGTTCTGCTTTTTCTATTCTCGGATCTATGTTGTGGTCTTCCTTTTGTTGTGCTGCCTTTATAGTGGGCTGCATCCATGTTTGAACCTTTTGGTATCCCAAGTTTTTTTCTAAGTTTTTTTGCATTAGCTATTAAGCTTTTACCTTTTTCAGTTTTGTTATATCTAGACTGTTGTGCTTGACGTTTTTTTCTAGCGTCAGCATTTTTTTTATAAAAATCAGCGGTTTTTGCCATAAAGTCTCCTTTGTACAAGATCAGGGTCTACTTCTGGTAAAACACTTGCTAGTTTTGCTAATGGATTACCTTCGTAAGCGATACCGCTAATATCATTAGTTTTCAGCCAATCACAGGCTGCTTTTAAGTCTTGAGTGGTAGCTTCACCACTCTTAACTCTGTCTAAAAACTCTTGTGTGACCAACTGATGCAGTTCATTAAACTGATCTTCAGTTGCTTTTTTCATTTTGTTTATTTTTTTCTTCTAAATATTTTTCTATAATTTTTTTATAAGATGGTTCTACATAAACCTCTTTAGGTCTATCTTGTTGCATAAGTTAAACACCTAGTCCTTTTTTAACAATGGATATTGCATAATCATCTAAATCATTTTCAGTTTGTTCTGCTAGTTTTTCTAATAGTTGAACTACAAATAATTTAAATTTTTCTGTTTTTACAAAAGTGAGGATTATTGGTTTAAGGAGTGTTAGCATTTTCTTTTTTTACTAATTGAATTGGTACGACATCAGAGCACAATTTGTATGAGTCAGACTCAGGTCGAAAGGTAAATCCTTTGCGATGGAGTTCTGTACATTTAAGTGCTCTTGTCATTTCTTGTGAGAGTTTCATATTCCGTTCATGTAAAGCAGCTATGCGTTCACATTGTTCAGTTAGATCTCTGTTTAGGGGAACCATAAAAGCAAGTTGGACTCCCCAGTTTTCGTTTATGACATATCCGTCTTCAGTCTCAGGTTCGACATCATTACCCATATAAAACGGGCTAAATGTCATAGTACTTCCATTGCACGAGTTTCCAGTGCTGAACTGCTGTCTGGACGGTGCTCCGTTGTTCTGGAATTGCACTGCGCTATTGGTCACATTTCCTGTGGCAGCGGCTACTGGGGTTGCATTATTGGTTGTATCTCCTTCAGCAAGAATTGGACTTCCTATTGCGAGAAGACAGAGAAGGAGTTTGTAGTGGAGTTTATTGTATAGTCTGATGTAATATCCCATTTTTCTATAAGACCAGCAGCTCTAGTAGTTGTTTCCAACTGCCATGCTTTTGTGTCATCTTTAATTGTAAATTTAGTTGCAGCTCCAGCAATATCTGCGGATGCAGTTACGTTAGTACCTGACCATGTTTTTACGGCAGCTCCGTATATTTCTTTTTTTGTAACTTCTTTGACAGTCTGAGTAGTGACTGTAGTTGAGGTCATATTTCCAGTTGTGAACTGAGGAGTTACTGTGTTGGCTTTAGCAATGCTGGGTGATAACAACGCTAAAAGCAAGATTAATTTTTTCATGCTTTTGGTTTAGTTGTTGTGTTTCCGTTTCCGATTTTTTTACCGTTACCAGTCGACAGCCCGAAAGTTGCGAGTGCCCCCGTAAAAATCGAAGCGACAAAAGTTATATCAGATGATGCTCCTAAAGGTTTTTTAACCATAGGAAGCTCAACATAATTAAGAGTAATAATGAATCCACTCCAAATCACAACTCCTAAACGCACCATTGCACCTAGTATTGCCATTTGTTCATCATGGTCATCTACATTCTCTTTTAATTTTTTTAGTAAACCTTTCTTTTCTATATCAGGTTTCAGTTCGTTTTTTTCCACGTATCTTCTTCCAAGTTGTTTTGATAACTGGTTTCATTATTTTTACAACCCAATTAAATACAGCCGTAGCAGTTAATGCAGCTCCAACTGAAACTACAGCTGTAGTAGTTGCTGTAATTAATATTTCATTCTCAGGTAGAGGTATCTCAACATTTGTAGAAAACAAATTTACTGTTCTCATTCCTGGCTGATTACTTGGTTTAGTAGAAGTACCTTCTGTTGCTTCAGCATCTATTTCATAATTATCAATAGACGTATCTGTTGTTATTTCAATTTGCTCTGTTGATTGTAAATCACTAGGAGGTATAACTAACGGAGTGTAAAAAGGTACTTCTGCTGTTGGAAGAGGTATAGATATTGTCTCTATTTCTTCAATAGGTGGAATATTTATAACTGGAATTTGATTAAGTTCTTTTTCCCAATAAGGCATTAGCTAGGTTCTGTAGGCCAAGTAATATTATCTGGATCAGTTTGTGTTTGAGGAACTTGACGGAGTTCTTCTCGGTAATCCCTCCAAGCATCAGTAAGAGTTAAATCACTACTTGCTCTCCAGTCTGTTCTAGCAAGCAGTTCGTTTCTCTTTGCTCGTATTCCTTGCCATTTCTGAGCAGTGATCTCTTCAGCAGTTGGTTGAGATGCTTTTAGTTGAGCAATCTCTTCATCTGTCATTTTAATAGTTTCACCATTTACCATTTTGTACATGTTATGTCTCCATTTTATAAAGTAGAATTTCAGTTCCAGATTGGAAATAATAGGAACTTGAACTAGGTTTTACTGTTATTCCTCGTATAGCTCCTGATTGTGCATAACTTTTAAAGCGATTAACGACACTTGACGCATCAGTACTATAACTTAAAGTTTCAAAAAAACTATAGGAAGCGTCATGAGTAGAAAATTCACCTAAAAAACCATGCTTTTGTGCTTGATAATAACCTGATAAATTATAATTACTACCACTACTATTACTAAGTGCGCCGGTATACGAACCACCTGTTGGTGCATCTCTATATTCTAAGCCATAAGCAGATAATTTACTATTACTACTATTTAGATAGTTAATTTTTAAATTATTATTAGAAGCATTACTAACTTTTATATTTTTACCTAATAACCAGTACATACTATCTGCATCAAAATTAGTAAAAGATATTTCACTAATAGTATTATCAACTGAAACACTTGACTTAGATATAAGCTTTAACCCAAAACCATTAGATGCTGTGTACATACTACTTGTATCAAGTCGTGCAGTTGATATTGTTCCAGTTGTGAAATTAGAAGCATTTAAATTTGTTGTGTCTGGCTCAGTTTGCGCTGCATATTCTAACTGAGCGATAGCACTAGCACCAGTACCAGATACACTTTTTACTTTTATAAAAGCATTTTGAACAATGTTATTATCAGGCAAAATCATAGTATATGACTGCGCTGAACTATGTGGCGGTGATTTTAGTTTTACTCCATTAGAACCGCTTGTTAATTGTAAAGTGCCGTCCGCACCACCAGCACCTTTCACTTTAACTAAGCCAGTTCCTTTTCCAGCCAGCTTTAAACTTGCACTACTACTTTCTATTTCATCAACTTTTATTTTTGACATTTAATACAAAAAGTATTTCTATTATATATTATAAATATAAATTAAAATTATGCTTCCATATATTTATATAAACGAAATTCAGTAGGATTTATAAAACGGTGACTGCCATTACTCTGTACTATTGTTAGTGTTCTAAATTCATTATCACCAGTATAACTATTATCAATAGAACCTCTTGCTTCATGAAAGTTAAATTCATTGTTTCCAAATGCTCTTTCTCTTAATTTTGAATATAACCATGCATTTTTATCTCCAGTTGAAAATTCAAAAATGGAATTTGCTGTTGCTGCATTGGCTACGTTTGCTAGCCATTTTGTGTACAAATATGCTTGAGATCCAGAAACACCTAATGCATATGCACTATGACTAGTACCTGTTGTCATCCAATCTGCATAATAACCATCATATACAAGATTCTGAATTTGCCCTGTAGAGCTTTTGAGTAAATAGGTCATACCATCACTAGTTTGTGTGCTTCCGCCTGAATTACCAGTAGCTATATGTATCCCAAGTAATTTATATAAAGAATTATCATCTAAAGTAAATTCTATAGATGAAACAGGTGACCCACTACTAACAGTACTTGTAGAAACTAGTTTGAATGCAGCACCAGAAGTTGCAGGTATTGGATTCGGTATTCTTGCGGCTGGTACAGTGCCAGTAGTGAGTTCAGATGCGTCTAATTGAGTTAAGTCTGGTTCCGGTAAATCTGTGTATGCTAATTGGCCTACTGCTGTGCTACCACTACCTGTAATAGTATCAACTTTTAGAATTTTATTAGTAGATAAATTAATATCAGTTGCAGGCAAAACCATTGTATAATTTTGCGCTGTAGAAGGTGCTTTAATTTTTACTTTACTTAGCTGAAGTGTCCCACTAGCGTCTTCACCTGCTACTTCAAATACACCAGAACCATTAGGGCTTATGGTTAAATCTCCATTAGATGATAAAGATTCAATTTCATTAATTTTTATTTTTGACATATCTTTAAAGATTTTTTTAATATGATTATATAAAATTTGAATATTAAAGTCTATACCTTAACTTTCATTATATTTATATAGTAAGATTTGTGTATCTGATTGATAATAATTACTGTTGTTAGTTGTTAATCTAATTTTATTTATACTTTTTGTTGTACCGTTAGTCGCTTCATGATCAAACATTGAGTACGAATCGCAATAATTATATCGATAGCCAGGGGCATAATGATTAAGAATCATATAGTTGAAATATGCTTTAGTACTAATAGTTGCTATGAATGAAAATTCTGTACCCATATAACTTTGATTATCCCACGGTATAACATAGCTTTGTGTTTCGCTAAACTTATTAGTACCAGTATATCTATAATTAGTATTAATTATATTTGTTTGCGCTTGGTTATTAGTATCGAGCCATTCAAATTTTATATTGTCATTATTTGCAGAAAGTGTAATATTCTTACCGACTAATCTATATAAACTATTATCCTCTAAATCAAAATCAATAGTTGTAATAGTATTATCTGTTGATACTGTAGATTTGCTTATTAAAACTAAGCCAGCACCATCAGTAGCACTTAAAGAGGGAAATCTAGCACTTGGCAATGTACCACTTGTTAAATTAGATGCATCCAAATTAGTTATTGTTGTTGTTGGTGCATCTGCGTATTCCAGTTGACCAACGGCAGTTACTCCACTACCACTAATATTTTTTACTTTTAAAAATTTATTTGCTGCTATTTGGTTGTCAGGCAAAATTATTGTGTAATTTTGACCCGCAGTATCGTTTGGACTTTGTAGTTTTACGCCATGTGATTGTGCCGAGCAGTTTAATTGGAGGATAGCATCATTAGAACCACCTTTAACTTCACATGCTCCATTAGCACCTTTAGCAACAACTTTTACATTGCTATTTGTTCCATTTGCTTCTACTTCGTTGACATTTAATTTGGCCATAATAAAAATTGTTGTTAAATAAGTTCTAATTCAGATCCATTTGTGATAGTTAAAACTGCACCAGATGCAATAGTTAATGGACTAAATGAAAAATAGTTTGCACCTACTGAGGTTGAAAAGCTATTATCTACTTGCTGATCTGCTTCAATAAATATTTCTTCACCACCAGCTCCTACCAATCCACCTGATTTAGCAAAATATGCAAAAAGTTTAGCTTTCATAATTTTAAGTAAAACTAACAAAAGTACCATCTGTTACAGTAAAAACTACACCAGATGCAATAGCTAACGAGGTTAAACCTATATAATTCTTACCTTGCGTTGTTGTAAAACTATTATTCATTTCATTCTCTACCTCTACAAAAATTTCTTCACCACTACCACCAACTAAAGAACCAGCACCGCTAGGTAAATTTGTAAGGTTTGCACCAGATATAGCTGGTAAAGTAGCTGGAAATCTTGCGTCTGGTATCGTACCACTAGTTAAATTTGTTGCATCAAGACTTGTTAAATCTGCTGAAGGTAAATTAGTTAAATTTGCACCTGATACTGCTGGTAAAGTTGCAGGGAATCTAGCATCTGGAATTGTACCAGAAGTTAAATTAGAGGCGTTTAAATTTGAAAGATTACCAGCTGGTAAATTAGTTAAATTAGCTCCACTAATCGCTGGTAAGGTTGCAGGGAATCTAGCGTCAGGTATTGTTCCACTAGATAAATTACTAGCATCTAAACTACTTAAATCTGCTGATGGTAAATTTGTAAGATTAGCTCCACTTATAGCTGGTAAAGTTGCAGGGAATCTAGCGTCAGGTATTGTTCCAGAAGTTAAATTAGTTGCATTTAAAGCAGAGCCGTCAATATATCCAGCACCATTGGTAATATTACTATTATCTAAAGAGATATCTGTCGAACCATCAAAAGCAACACTAGCTATATTTACTGGAGTTGTAAGTTTAGCTGCTGATCCTGTTGTATCTTGGTTCAGAGTATTTACAGAAAATGTAGTACCAGTAAGTGTTAAGCCAGATCCAGCAGAATAAGTTGTACCTCCAGGTAAGTTTGTCAAAGCAGATCCATCTATTGCTGGCAAAGCACCTGTAAGTTGCGCTGCTGGTATAGAGGTAAGGTTTGCTGCTGACGTTGCTGGCAGTGTTGTTGGAAATCTACTGTCAGGTATTGTGCCAGATGATAAGTTAGATGCGTTTAAATTAGTTAAATTAGTTCCACTAATTGCTGGCAGTGTTGCTGGAAATCTTGCGTCTGGTATTGTACCAGAATTTAAATTTGAAGCATTAAGACTGAGAGGAGCATTAGCAGTAGCAAGCGACCATTTAACACCTGTTGGTTCGCTGCTATCGGCTTTCAACACATAACCATTTGTACCAACAGGTAAAGCTGTAGGGTTACCAGAGCCATCTCCAACTAACAGTTCACCTTTACCATCAAGGTCACTATTTAGTATTGCATCAGTCGATAATTGATTTAACTTGAGGTGGTCTGCATCTGTAAATACATTAGAATCTGTTGCTGATTCAACAAGTGTTCTGATTTCACTAGCTGTTTGATCGTCAGTAGAATTGTTGTCTATTGCTGCTAATTTACTTTTTTCAGCATCTGTAAAAACATTACCTATTTGAGTAATAGGTTGATCCTGTAATTCATGAATTGCATATAGTGCTTGTTCAGTATTTGCATTCAAATCACTAGAACGGATAACTGATCCTTGAGAAAATACTACTCTAGGATCATCGTCTCCACTAATTTTACCTACTGTTGTTTGTCTATATATTCTTACGTCTACACCAGATTTAGGTGCTCCAGTACTTTCCTGTAAGGTACTATCAATACTGGTATTATTAAATTCAATTTGTGTGGGATTAGTAGTCGTATCTACTGTGTATTTAGTTGTTGCTTGTGTTACTCCATTTAGAGAAACTTTTACGTCTTCAGTTTTAAGAATGGGAAAGGTGTAGGTAAAAATCTTTCTAGATCCATTAGCTGCACCTCCACCATTATCAGTGTATGTACTTGGCATTTTCCCTATTTGTTATTAAGAAAGGGCGGATTATTTGTTGCGTAAATTTTGAATATTTTCGATATTTTTCCTTCTATAGTTTCCTGTACTTTTTAATGTTTTTAAATTATCAATTCTTCTATCATCTCTTTCTTTTATAAGCTGTCTTACTTCTGGATGATTTCTAATTTTATTAAATGCTCTTTTTTTTGCTAATTGAAATATTCTTTTAATTTCAGCATTATGAACATAAGCTTTCATTGGATCTCTAACACGATTACCATTATTTCTATCAAATATCATTCTGTTTATTGAAGCTTGCATTTTAGGGTCATCTGCTAGAGCATTTAGTTGTGCTTCAATATTTTGATCACCAATAGCTTTTGCAAATAAAGATCGAACTTTTGCATTTTTACTAAAATCTAAACTTTCATATGAATATGTAGTTGTTCTTAAATTGTATCCACTATCAAATAAAAATTTTCTTCCTTTGCTGTAATCTAAATTAATAGTAAAAGGACTAAACATATTGAACATACGAGTTGGAAAATCCCAATCTCTAATAGGTTTACCAGTTAAAGTGTCAAATTTAGTTGGTAATTCAAATGCAGCAACGCTTTCTGCATATAAATTTCTATTTCTAAGTGATTGCATTATTCCAGAATTTATCTCCTTCATATATGGATTAAATACTTTACCTAATTCATTTCTTAACGATGATAATGGAACTGTATTGTTAGCAAGACTTGCAATTATTCTTTCCATTGATCCTGGTTTACCAGCAAATAAATCAACAAACTGCTGCATACTTGCTAAGTACGACTTACTAGACAAACCTTGTGCTAAAACGATAGCTAACTTTCGGTATTGATCTTCTGTCCATTCTGGACCCATTTGATCAAAATGGTCTCCAATATCGCCAATGGTAGAAAGTATAAGGTTAAATGGTTCAAATGCATCATAACCTACCCATACTGGACCTATTTTTACACTTCTTGGTCTCCATCCAGCATCTATCTTTGTCTGTCTTAGTTGCCTATCAGCAGGGCCATTACCAGTTAAGCCACCATTTATGTAATGCATATTTGCTAACAAAATTAAACTACTACCAATAGCAATTCTTCCTTGTCTTAAGGCTT